CAAGATAGACATGATTCGTTCTTTACATTTAGAACTAAAGGTAGAGGTGGTAAAAATACATTTACAGAAGTAGGAGATAATGACCTTAATATGTTACAAGGTATGATTAACGGAATGCATCATACTTCTGGAGTCTATAAACAAACACCTTATGGAAGTATCAATAGCGCTGTATTTGCAGATGGAGAGGGGACTGATGCGGGGGGCTTTACAGATACTACTTGTGATACTAATCATACTTCGGGATTATCTGATGGTTCATCCACAAGTGTTAGACATATTACTCATGATGTTAATGCTAATATTGTTGTAGGTTTAATTGTTAGTGGTACTGGAATACCAGCAGGTGCTACTGTTGTTGCTATAAACAGCACCACATGTTTTACATTAAGTGTAGATACTACTGCTACTAATTCTAATACCACATTAACTTTTACCTCTAATAAAATAACTGAGTCTAAATTTATGACTCATTTTAATGAAAACTTTACGGCATTAAGCACTACTTTTTCTTCTCATTTTGTTTTACCACCTTCTTTTAGGGCATATTTTTCGGCTCATACTACTTCGTCTAATTCGACAGAATCAGGTAGAACTGTTAATGCTATGCAAGTAAAAAGTTATCTTGTTAATAGAGCAGATAATACTATACAAAATCCTATAGCAACTGAATATTCTCACGCCTCTAATGTTTTAGAGTGGGTTCAAACGGGTGATAATCCTTACAAGAATTGCGATGTAGTTGCTTTAGGGCGATATAATATTGAACAATCTATTACTAATATACCATTAGGAGGTAAATTTAAAATTTCTAAACAAGTAGATGCGGAAGGATTTCCCTTTGCCAAACCAGCGGTATTTATTGTTGGAAGTTGTGATTATAATGATAG